GTTCCATTTCTTCATTAATCGATTTATATGTTCATCTGACTCAGCTTTAATTCTTGCGTCTTCTTGAGACTTTTTGTAATCTTCCAACTCTCTTTTAATCTTTTCTATTTCTTTTACTTGTGGATTATCTAATTCAGGAATAATCATATTTGGCTCAACAATTTTTTGCGCCTTTAACACCATTGTACGCGCTTCAGGATGCTCAAGTAATTTTTTTATGGTACTGTTTAACTTTGTGAATTGTAATAAAGCCTCTTCTGAAACTTCAGGCATTTTTATTTACCTTTGCCATCGCGATTAGGAAAATGCTCAATTTCACCAATTGTAGACTTTTCAAAGCTAGATAAAAACGACTTTCTTCCTCCAAGATCAATCTGATCCATATCCACGCGAACAATCTGGCTAGTAGGTCGCATAGGAATTCGTTTTTCACTGCGTTCAAAAAATTGGCTTGCCATAATTGTTCTCCTTATACAGCATTTGGTGGTCTGGGAGGCATAGATGCATTAGGCGAAGGTTGGCCTTGTTGTGCTTGTTGCATCATAGCACTTTGACGTGCTCTATCCATTAACATCTTTTGTAGTGTGGCTTGATCTACTGAGGGAGTTGAAGTGTTTGCAGGAACGTGTTTAGACAATGTTCGAATAGAATTTAATATAGCATTACCTACTTCACTTGATGCGCCAACTAAAGGCATTGCTTCACTTAATAACCGCACAGCCATCGAAACTTTTTGCATGCCTGAAGCATTCATACCTAAATTAGGAGATGGTCCTGCAACAGGAGATGCTCCAAAATTAGAGGGAGGTGCTCCTACTGAAGGCTGTCCAGTAGGAGCTTGAGGAGTCGATGGAATTGGATTAGCTGACATTGCTGGTCCTGTTGGTTTTATTTATATCTCAACAACAAAAAAAATTACTTGCGGCGACCGCGGCGGCTATGGCGAGCCATGGCATCCTCCTTTCTCTGTTATCCTTGAGTTTTATTTCCTCATATCAAGCATACCCCTGGCGTGCCTGGAGTAAAGCACCCTCACCTACTGCCTTGCATTGGTATGTTGATAATGGTATAGTGGTACAAAATTGTCACAGGAGGATTGGATGGTAAAAGATAGAACAGATGAAGGATTACTAACAACAAATCAACTAGCTAAATTATTAAAATTAGCAGCAAGTACATTAACATCTATGAGATCAAGAGGAGGAGGGCCAGGATTTATTGTCTTAGGACATTGTGTATATTATGCAATAGAAGATGTCCAAAACTGGTTCAAAGCAAATAATATCGATGCTACTAATTGGCCAAAGAATAGACAAATAAAAAGGCTCCGCAGCTAGAAAGCCACGAAGCCTTTTTATTTAACATATTGTTGTGTATTATATTATTGAATACAAAGAAAGGAACTCTTTTTCATTCATTACTACTAAATTACCATCGATATGATGTACAATATATGAATATGGACGCAGAAACATTAAATATGTTCCATTTTCTACACCAAAATCTCCTCGATCATTCTTAATTATTCGTTTCTGTTTAATTAACTCATTAAACCATTCAGGAAATTCAGTGTCTGGTATATATTAGTGATATTCTGCACAAGCACATTTTCTTGCACAAGTTCGTATGCCATTTTGTATAGAAGAAAACGCGCCAAAAAATTTGTCTTCCCACTTACCCGCTTCATAACAAGTGATTGTTGTACCACAAAATGTTACTAAATCTCCATAACTTATATATACACGAGAACTGCCATTTTCGTTTGAGTTGATGTACATACTACCCTTTTTATGTAATGACGCTTTTACTTTATCTTGTAATGCAAGTAATGTAAACCAGTTAGGGAAGCTTGTATCTTCGCCTAAATACACAAACAGTTGCAGTCTAATGCTATTTGGAATGTTCATTGTTCATTATGTACGTAATAACGTGCAGCAAATTCGTCTGGAGTATAAACATTGATCCTGCCAGTAAGCTCCTGTACAAGAACAGTACCTAATCCAGCTACTTCAATACCATTTGCATTATAACATTCAAGTAAATACCTTTCATGATTATATTTGACTTTTCCAAGCCCAATTTCAATAACTAGCCACTCAGGAAAGTCCTTAGCTTTTCTATCATACCTATAAAAGTTTACATATAACTTTGTCTCTACAGCCACAGGCATCTCTGTTCTCCTCACTTCTTTCCACTGTGTGACATCATCTTCGCCCATTGCTCTGGGTCTTGTCTACGCAACATTTCCGCTTGGATTTGTTGTTGTTTTTGGTGCTCTTTTAATCGTTCAATAATTAAATCCTTATTTGGATAAGGTAGCAACTCAACTGCACTAATTGGATCAATCATTCCTGTCTTAATACCAAATGCCACCAATTGTTGGTGATCATCAGCAAATATAGCACTACTGCTATGACTATCTACACTAACAGAGAAATCATCTGGAATATCAATTAACTTAAATTTTGTTTCTTCATAATGTTCTCCATCTATCCAGTAATAATTATCATCTTTTATTCGCATTAAATCAAGGCATAACTCAGCGGCTTTTGCACATTGTCGTTCTGTTTTTAGTGACATATCACGTATTCTAGGTGATGCTGTTTTTAACAAAACCTCTGCATGTGAACCAGCTCGCACTCCTGATTCTCCTTGTCCTCCAAGTACAGGAGTAAATCCTCCAAGAGAATCAATTAATTCATTTAGATACTTTAATATAGGAAGCGCATCAGCGGGTAGTGGAGTTAAGTCTTTAATATCACCTCCTGGACCTAAATTAACAAAACCAGACATTTTCATTTGACTCATTATTTCTTGAGGATCACCTTCAATCCCTATCAGCGCGACGACTTTATCAATCTGTAATTGTAACATTTTCATAATATCGTTGGCAAAGGAGGTTAACATCATCTGAGGATTAATAATATCAATTAAAGCGGACCTACCCCAAATGTTGCCTACAGTTTCTTCTGGTTGTACTAATGTGTATGGGTGCAATCCCGTAGCATTATCCCCTGGAACTAATATATTCCCTTTTTTATATCGGGTAATTAATATATCTGGTTCAATAATTTGAGTAGTGATCCAATCACTTCCACCCCATTGCCATAATTCATGAAACAAAACCATAGGTATCGGTGCTGTTGATGTTAAATATGGCATATCTTCATAAGGACCAAGATTAATAATTCCTCCTGGGATATTATTGGGTGCTTGAGAAGCGATATCTATTCTACTAGAAATGAATAAATTTCTAGTTATTGGATTAGTAACGTCATCATCTGATACATTTGTCATGTGTCCTTTAATCCGTCTATACAATAAATCTGCATTTGGTAGATGGGCAATCCTCTGCCACACTTGTGGTAATGATAAATACACGGACTCACAAAATGCTGGCTGATCTTGTAACGATGTTTCATCTTCTTTGTATACACCAATTGCCCAAGGCTCTACAATTCTGCATCTAAATCTACCTTTTCCTTCTTGTCCAGGAATATAATACTGTTTCAAGAAACAACAACCATATTTCAGTGCCTCTGCTACACATAATCCAAACTTCACATCTATGTTATGATATTGCCACTTCTTCGATAAAATTCTAGCGGCAACATTAGCTCTATCTAATACAACTTTAGGATAAAAATGCTCGAAATCGACAGCAAACCTAATATGTTCAGGACAAAATATATGGCCTGCGAGTCTGTCAATGTGTCCGTACATACGATTAATTAAACTATGATCTGTTTTTACACTTCCTGTTTCGTATAATTTGTTTATAGTTTTATATTTGTCAATTCGTTCTCCAACAGAACGACGACATGTTGTTATTAACTCCAGTGCTTCAGTAACTGTCTTCTTTTCTTCATTTGAGGTACTCATTTCTTTATCCTTTTTTATTTGCCTGTATATGTACCTACATTACCCATCTTTATTCTTTGTCCCATCGTACTTCGAGCATACTCACTGTATTTGTTTACATATTGTATCCCAACAGGATTAGAAACACCAACAGTGTCGAGCTTAGATGATATTGTAGCTTTTACCTTCGATTCACTACCACCTGAAACGGCCAAAGGAGGTAAATTGTTAATTGGCTCGCTATGATTAATTATATCTTCTTTGTGTGTACTTTCTACATTTGTTATTTTCAATGCCCGCATATCATACTCGCTGCACCCAGCTAATGTAGCTGCCTCTTTAGCTTGTTTAATTGAGTCTTCTTCTAATTTTCTGTATGAAGCATCGGGAAGTTTGTTTTGTTCCTTACCAATAAGAGGGGCACTAGGTAATTTTTGGTATCCACCTGGTGAAAATTCACACAAGGGACATATTCTCGGTACAGGATCACGATCAATTGATGGATAATGTAGATACTCAAAAACGCCATTGCACTTGGGGCATTTGTATGATCTCGTTGTTGCCATCTCTATCTCCAGGATCGCCAGACATTTTTTGCTTCATCAATAGCCTTCTGCTTTTTCTTGTATATATTTTTGGCGATTGTATCCTCAAATAAAGATTTGTTAAACAATTGATGTAGACTACTCGATGTTATATTTGTATTACGTGAGCGTAAATCAACTTCTCTTGTCTTTCCTTGACTCATTAATAACTTCCTGACACCTCTAATGCTGTCATTCCAAAAATGGATAGCCAAAGCCATAGCAAATACTCGATCATCTTTATTTTTACCTTTTGCTTCAATGCAATCCCCATCTCGTTGGACAGATTGCATCTCAGATATCAAATCTTTACTACGTATAGTTAGCATCGCATTTGATGTAAATATCCTTAATTGCTCCATTATTATAACTTTTCGTTTACCAGATGCTTGAAATTGCCAAGAAGATTTACTTGGCAGTACAGCATCTGCTCTAGCATCTATATAATTTTTAACATTCCTAAATATGTTTTGTATATCTTCCCCACCATGAGCCTCTCTATAGTATCTATTATTTAATTGTTGCTTGAGATTTCTAATTTCTCTCCATGTTGCATCGCCTGGACCTTGTATATCCATTATAACATAACAAGTAGAGGTACCTTTCCCATAATATCCCAACAAATGAGCAATAACCCAAGCAAATTGTTGTGGATTAACTATAGGAGAAGCAAATTCTGCTACTTGATCTACTCCATCCGAGAAGCAACGAATAATTTCAATGGCAGACCGATCATTTTTATCATTAATTCCATACGCACAATCAATCCCAAATATATATGTCGCATCATTAACAGGCTCTTCCCAGATTTTTAGTTCTGCGGTTTTTACTGATAATGGTTTAATTAATTGGGTATCCGAGAATTGAGTCCCAAATAAGTAACTATATATAGTGTAGTTGTTGATTACGTTCGTTCTTACTTGTGTAGTTAACCCTTCATTTTCAAAAAACTTTCCTTCAGTTGATACAAACGCCTCTTCTTCAGTCCAAGGTTGTTCTTGCTGGCGTAAAATAATATTCAATAAATT